TTAGGAACAAAATAGCAATTTTTCTTCGGCTCTTCTTTTTACAAGTCCGGGCAGAATTTTTCCGCCGCCTCTTGTCCATCTTTCAAATTGTAATGATGCCTCTTTGTATAGCTTTCTATTTAAGAGAGCTAAAAGAGTTGATTTGCTGAATTGGCCGTACCCGATATTGTATTCAAATGATACAAGTGCATCAAATTGATTCTGAGTTAGCGGCACTTTTACGAGCTTTTCAACATTATTACAATGTATAAGAATATCTACATTAAATAATTTATCGGCCTGCTCTTGTGAAATTTTGAGCCCTGCTGTTACATCAGAGCCAGTATGACCGTAGCCGATTGTTAAAACTCCGGCGGGGCATTTATAGGCTGTTAGCCTGCACCCCTCATATTTTTTAATTAAGGATTTCCCTTTTTCAGATATTTTCATTGTCTTGCCCTTTCTAAATCGTCAATCCTGTTATTTGCAACTTTTATCTTTTCTTTTTGTATGCCCTGCTCTTTTTCAAGTGCATAAGTCCGCTCTATAAGGTCATTGTGTTTATCTTGCTTATATTCAACTCTGTTAAGATGCTCTACAAAATGATTTTTAATGTCGGTTATTTTCTCTAATAAATACTCTTTCAGCTCAGCAATCCGCTTTTCGTTGTATGTTTCTGCTTTTTCCTGATTATCTTTAAGAGTTCTTATCGTTTGTATATAAATCCCCGCCATAAAAGCTATTGCAACAACATTTATTGCAATATTTATTGAAAACTCATTTTGTATTGTCATCATTTTACCCTACTTCCTCTAATCCCATTGTGTCAATATAATTCTGAAAATGTGCAGGAGTTATACAATGTGCAGGCAGATTATAATATTTTGTAATCTTAGGGCAACAATTAGCGATATACTCCGAACAAATCAGGCCTTTTCTATCTTTTTGCGTGCCGTTTGCACCGTTGAACAATGCAACTCTCAGCAAACTTCTTATATCCCCTATGCTATAAGGCTGTCCTATAAACAATTCAAGATTTTTTCTTAATAACGGTAAATGATATATTTTGTATTCTGTATCAAATTTTGGCTCTACATTCGCCCATTCGCTTGCACGATAATGACGAACACCTGACGGAATCCCTAATTTTTTTACTCCGTCTGCGTGGCTTTCATATACCCACCATTCCCCAAAGCGATAAACAAGCCCGCATATATGAGTAGGAATATCGGCAGAATTGGGGGCATAATCTTTTGAAAATTTGCGGATTTCTTTTGCAATAAAAGATGTGCCGTATTGCAGGCCGATATATGTTTTTCTTTTATTCAGTTTCGTTAAGTCCATTTTTGCCCTCTTTTCTTTTTAGATATGCCTTTGATTTTTTCTTTAATTGTTTTTGTAGGAGCTTATTAGCCTTGCCGAGAGTTTTAACAGTGGCATCGGCAATCTTTTCTTTTACTTCATCAGGTAAAATCGGCACTCCGTATGTTGTTAAATACGCATTGGCCGCAGTTATACCCGCCATAATTGCCTGTTTTTCAAGTTCATCAACCTTACTGCATTTATCGAGATTAGCGAGGATTTTATCAGCAATAAAATCCTCAATTTTCTCTTCTCTCAAATCATCAAGTTTTATTAGAATCTTTCTAAATTTCATACATACCCCCAAAATTTGACCTCTCAGAATGGCCGTTAAGCCCCCTAAAATAAAAATCAGGTAGTTTTATACCTGACTTTTTAATTGCCATATTGCTCGAAAAGGGCATCCAGTTGCTCAGGAGTAACCCCAAACTGCCCGCACAACTGGTCTAATAAAGCATTGCCCCTATAAACATTTTGACAAAATCTTAGCTCTTTATCGACTTGCTCATTTGCATCGCAAAGAGCCTTAACCTGAGCATAAGTAATTCCGATTGATTCTAAACATTTTATAAAATCAAGCGGTGTCATTTTTAATTTTGCGATACGGATTTTTCTTTCGTATGCTTGGCGGTCTTCTGTTACAAATTGGCCGTTCTTAACATAATAAATATGTGCCGTATCTGTTGTAATTTGGTCATGCTGTTCTTCTGTAATAAGTTTATAAGGCTCAGGAATTTCCATAGTTGATGGATAACCTTTGCCTACAAGTCCTGTTTCTGCATCATATCTTAATTTAATCATTTCAATAACCCCTCTACTTCTTCAACTGTAAAACCAAGTCTAAAAATCCTTGCGTGTGTATCTTCTATCAATTCTTGTTGAGTTTTTGTACCGTCTTCATCGGTCAATACTCTGTGTGTTTCGTCTGTAATACCCTCATTCTCAATAATTGCGGTATCAACCCAAACAAAACGATTGTCTAAAAGTGTTTGTAATTCCGCCTTTGTTTCCGCCGGATAATCATTTAAGCAATTCATAAAATCTTGCTTACTGTTCAAATGTTTTGGAAAATTTCTCATTTTTTTGCTCCTTATCTTTTTTGATAGTCCAATAAAACTCTGTTAGGTAACTTGCCGCATCAAAAATATGCGATAAAAATTTATTATCTCTGTCTTGTTTGATTTGATGGTGCGTAGGCACATCAATAAGGCTTGTACCCTCTTTGAATTTCAAATTATAGACATTGTGTAATAACCATTTGCATTTAGGGTCAATAAACAGTCTTATGTCGCCGTTTGTGTTTCTAACCCTTGCATTGAAAGCCTCAATCCTGCTCATAATCGGCGGATTGTATGGCCTGATTTTTATTTTTGGTTTGTAGCCGTATTCTCTCAGTTCATTCCTAATAATTGTATAATCGGTGTAATTGCTTTTTGTACTGCGATTATCCCCTGAGGCATCACCGTTAATTATAATATCGCCCTTATGATTAGGGTACCTGCGTATAAACTCCCTGATACAATCTCTTGTAGTCGTATTTTCAACAACTATCTCATCAAGAAAATAAACACATTCATCGTCTTTATGAGCAATACACCACATCATAGGATCAACATTGAAGTCGCAAGTCAAATGCAACGGCAAATCTTCATTATATTTAAGTTTTCTGACATTTTTATCAGAAAATCTCTTAACAACTAAGCCGCTTGCATAGTCGCCATCTTCGCCCAAAACATTTATTCTAAAATACTCAGGGTCAAAGTCGTCTTTCATTGACTGTATAAAATGACTTGGTAGATGCGTATTGTCTGATGTCGGGGCTAAAATTCTGCGGTAGTTTGATTTTTTCTTTTCTACAAATCGCCGCCATATCCAACCTTTTGAGGCTTGCGGATTTGTGTGCATAAAAAATCTATACTTAAAATTTTTCCAAGAGGGCTTAATTGTGCCTCTAAGACGAGAAAGAATAACCCTGACAGATGTATCGCTAACTTGCGATGCCTCTTCAATCTCAGCCCAATGTATGTTTAATGATTTTATTTTTTCAGAATCGGCCAAATCTTTGAAGAGAATTTTTGAGCCGTTCTTAAAAATTATTGTCTTGTCGGTTTTATTATACTTATAATGCTTGTCTTTGATATATCCCATATTATCAAGATGCTCAAAGTATGACACCATTGTAGTATCTTTTAACAAACTGTATTCTTTTGCACCAACAAGCCCAACACAGCCCGGATATTTTCTGCAAAGAAGAACACCTAACAAAGAGCCTGAAAATGTTTTACCTGAGCCAAATCCGCCCTGATAAATCGCAACATCTAAGCCCTCATCGTGCGGCACTTCCAAAAATTCTTTTTGTTTTGGTAATAAATCGTATGCCATAACTGATTACTCCAAAACATATTGACCGTCTGATTTTTTAACAATTTTGCACTCCAAAGGCTCATCTTTGCGGCAATATTTTGGTATTAAATATAGAAGTGTACTTGCCGATGTAAATATTACTCTCGGTGTACCCTCATAATAAAACTCAAAGCCTATGCGGTTTTTAGTTCTTCCGTATTTATCTTTGAAATTAGACGGCTCAACTCTGTAATTAGTGATTTTAATAGGTTTATTTACCCATTCATCAATTTTTACACTTTCGCCCTCTAATTTTCTTAAATTTTTATCGTTTTCTTCTGCAATTTCTGAAAATTTCGCCATAGCTTTACTCCTATACTCTAAAATCTTTGTACTCTTTATAAAATTGTAACTGTTAGCCCATTCAACCCATCCGAGAGTAGAATCAATAATTGACCTAAATTGCTCAAATGAGATTTTGCCGTCTTCTAATTTTTTATATACGGCGGGTATTCTTCTTTTTACCCTTTTTGCTGTGCTTTTCCTTACAAGTCTATAACCTCTGAAATGCCTATATCCCATAAAATCTACACCACGAGAAACAGGGAAAATATCGCATTTGCTGAGCTGTAAATCTAATTTTTCTCTCAAAAAATTTATAATTCTTTGCTTAAAATAATGTAATTGCTTTTTGTCGTTAGAAAATAAGCAAAAATCATCGCAATATCTTGCATAGTATTTACAGCCTAATTCTTCTGTAACAAATCGGTCAAGTGCGTTCATATAAAAATTGCCTAAAATCTGACTGGCTAAATTACCAATCGGCATATTTTTACCGCCCGGAAAAGAAAATATTATATCTTTGAATAAATACAATAAATCTTTGTCTTTGAATTTTCGCTCAATAAAAGAATATAATATACTTTGATTGACTGACGGATAAAATTTGCGTATATCCATCTTCAAGCAATAATCACATCTTGCGACATATTCCATTGTTCTTTCTGAGGCCTTGTGCATACCTCTTCCAACTATGCAGGAGTATGTGTCTTTTATAAGCATCGGTATTATAATGGGCTCAACGATATTCATTAAAGCCCATTGGGCTACTCTATGCTTAAATTTTAATATATAAATTATTCTTTCCTTTGGCTCATATATTGTCTTTTGCCTATATTCGCCTGTGTGATAAGTTTTTGTTATAAGTTCATTTTGTAAAATTTTTAGATTTTCTTCTAAGTTCTTCTCATAGTCTATAACTTCCGTATATTTTCTTTTATTTCTTGATGCTTTTTGAAAAGCCAATCTCAAATTATCCATCGAGCAAACTTGCTCATACAACTTGCCGTATCGTCTAACCATTAAAAATAAACCCCTCGCTTTCGGCCGCCCTACTAACAAGGGGCTTATCGCTTTCGCTTTGTGTTTTGCCTCATCGTTTCCGAATATTGACAAGGTTACAGACTCAGCCAGTGCCTCATAAAGAGGCATCGTATCACCCTGCGAGCACCGTTGTTCGCATTGACATTCGACCGCGAATTGTTCGCATTACGAGAACGAGAGCCGCACGACGAAGAATTATTCCAATTCCCGCCCGCACTCAGAACAGCCACGCAAAACAGCCTGCAACCTGAAAAATTATTGATATACCACCTTGTATATCTTCCTGATTACCCAACTTCCCAACCAATTTTTTTGAAGAAATCCTAACTTTTGAGCCTAAACTCTTAATGGCAGGCTCACCCCGCGAGCACCGTGGCTCGCACCGACATACGACCGCGAATGGCTCGCAAGACGAGAACGAGAGCCGCACGACGAAGAATCACCCCAAGCCCCGCCCGCACCCAGAACATAAGGAGTTCCGTATGTTTGACCTCTTGCGGCAGAGCCATCATAATTAGCAAATCCACTTCCACCAACAGGAGCAATCTCATCAAGCCATTGCCATAAATACCCGCAACATTCTTCTATAAAATAGCCTGAAATCATCCTCTTTCCTGCTGTATCTGTATGCCCGCCTGTTGTTTTCGGATTAGGAGCGGCAGAGCCGTAAATTGCAGTTTTTTGATTACTGCCCTCTGCAAAGATAGTGAAATCATTATCTGTCGCAAGTTTTTTGTTTATAAGTTCCATATCCCATTGATGATTTATAGGCTGTCTGTTATCTGTAACAGTTGCACCGTAAGCAGATGCGGTATTTAAGCCTGTACCTGATTGCAAATAAATATCTACCCATAAATCTATCTTATCAACATAAGCCATTCCCTCAGGCTCAGATTGAGGTCTATGAGATAAACACCATACAGAATTAGGAATAATATCGCCTGCATTGTACCCAATCGCCGGATGTGATTCCCAAATATTATTATCAACAAGTGCGGGAGCATTTGAGGCTGTAACCGCTTGGCAAAGTGTATGAAAGCCGCCAATTTTTCTTGAATTACTTGCATTATATCCTGTCGGGTATGTTGAATTTATAGAGGCTTTTAATTCAACTGTTTTTGTAATTTCACTTGTTGCTGAATCTGTTACATCTTTTGCAACAATATAGACATAATAATCTTTTCCTGCCGTCAATGATGCAACACCTGAATCCATAATATTATATATATTATAGTCTGTGTCTTCTTTAACCTCTAAGTATCTTACATCATCACTTGAAACATCAAGCCTGATTGTTGTGCCCGCTTTTAGTGTTAATTCACTTTTATTTTTTGCAACTAAAAACTTGGAATCTAATTTTTCATAAGTTAAATCAGGCATAACAATAGCACTAATGCTCTCAACTTCCGTTGATAAATCCTGCAAATTAGTATTAAGATTGTTAATACTGCTTTCGTTTGTGTTTACCCCTACTCTTAACCTCTCAAAATTGGTATTAAGCGGTGTAACATCGGCAAGTGTGCCGTTTTCTAATACTTCTAATGATGGAATTGTCATTTACTTACTCCTTTTCTTTTTAATATTGTCTAATTTCTTCATCGCATTGCTATAAGCATCTTTCCTGATTTGCTTGGCCGCCGCTTTTGCAATCTCATTCGGGTCAAGATTGTTTCTGCGGAGCTGCTCAGTAATTGTCTTAATCTCGCTTTTATCGCCGTTTTTCATAGCATCCATATATAATTCTCTGCCTTTGTAGAAAGTTAAGCCCCTTGATGTCGGAGCAAGAAAATCATAAAATGTAAAATCTTTTTGCGGATTTACTGCTGAATTAAACGAGAACGGCATAAATGCTTGGCCGTATAATTTAGCCAGTGCGGGCACTCTCTCTAATCCTTTTTTATCTGCAAGCTCTTTATTTTCAAAGCCGCCTACTGATTTGCTTGTAAAGGTTTGAGATACTAATTGAGCCATCGGGCTTGCCTTGCCCCCTATTTTCTCAATAGGTTTTTCAACGAGTTCCGGCACTTCTCTGAATTGTTTACCAAGTCGCCAATATCTCTCAGTACCATCGCTGTTTCTGCCTAAAAATACATAAGTTTCGCTCCCCTTTGAATTGCCCCAAGTCGTATAATCTTTTACGGTCATTTTCTTAGGATATAGCTCAGGATGTTCCTTGCGGTCTTTTTCCCTGAATATTGCATTTAAGACATTTGAATATAAAGAGTATTGAATTAGGGCTCTCATCCAAAATCTGCGGGCTATTCTTCCTCTCATTCCTGTTGCTGTTACATCATCAGTAATGGAGTTTATGCCCCATTCTTGCCCGACTTCTTTTGCTTTTCGCCAAAATTCGCTTTCTTTTGCAAGTTTATTTATAGCTCTATGACCTGATTCTGTTGAGAATAAACCTAAAAATTGTCTTGTAGTTGAACGCAACCAGTCAGGCGATAATAAAGCCCTACCCTCAAATTGTCGCTGTGAGCTCTTTATTCCTAAGTTTTCCCAAACTTGACCGCCAAAACTATCATTTACCCAGTGAGCAATTTCCTGTCTTCTGCGTTTAGATACTATGCCTTTTTTGCTTTCTTCCGCAAGTAGCATTTCGTATGTATCAAGTTTATAGTTATTGTGCAAATAATCCCATAAAACTTTGTTATTAAGTTTTTGAAGTTTACCGACAACTTTAAGCGGAGCTGTTAGGGGCTTAGACCAAAATCGCTTTTCAGCCTGCAAGGCTAAATCTTCAACAATTCCCTCAACTAATCCCCTGTTAATATCTATTGTTGCTCCGATTTGCAAGCCGTCTTCGATTGCTTGCCTTGCTAATTTATCTTTTTTGTATATATCCCAATCGTTATTTTTTACAGCATTAAATAGTTTAACAGGATTCAAGCTCTTCATAACTCTGCTTACACCCATATTTGCAAAAGCGGCCTCAGACAATGCAACTGCGTGAAATCCGCTAAAACCTAATTGAGCTTGTTTTAATGTTGCGTTAGTATTATCAAAAAATTTGCCAAATTCTGTTCTTTCGCCAACATTATCAAAAACAGTCCTCAATGTATCTGCAATATCGGGATGCACTTTTACAGCCGTCTTGAACATTTCAGTAGTTGATTGCTCTAAAATATGCTTAGCATTTTTCCAGTCAAAATTATCAGGCAAGAGCTTTTTAAGAGTTTCACTTTTGGATAATCTCTCAATAACTTCTCTTGTCGCTTTTGGAGCAATTTCGCTTGTCATTTTCGGGTCATTAAATAAAAATCCGAATAATTCTGCGATAAGTTCCGCATCACTTTGAGCATATCTCTTTTTGCCTGCCTTAGAAAGTGCATTTATTCTCTCTTCGTTAAGTTCTAAAAGTTCATCACGATAACGATTTACAAATCCGCTTTCTCTAAGTTTCAAATTTGCATCTATTGCATGGCCGATTTCGTGTGCAAGTGTTTTATTTGAAAACCATCTTTGTAAAGATATTTCAGGCCTCATAGCTTTATGACGATATACACCCAATGTCGCACCCGGATTTAATCGTCTACCGACAGCAACACCCATCTCAGCCAAAATATTTTGTAATTCAGGGGTCATAACTTCCCCGACTGTGCTCTCAATAGGTCTTACAAGTGTTTTATTAAGTGCAGGATGATTTATAGTTACCCAATCTGACGGAGCTTTGCTCGCAGGCATAACAAGACTGACACCATCGGCTGTTTTGAAGTCCTTGACGGCATCTGCTAATAATTTGTCAAATGTAGTTTTTATAAGGTTATCCGACTGTACTTGTAAAATCTGTGCATAATCAAGAGTTTTTGGCTGTAATTTGAGAGTTTCGCCGTTAGGCATTTCAATTCCTTGTATGCCGTCAAATAAAGTCTTGATAGTTCTTTCTTTTGCAAATCTTGATTTTGTTGCAAAATAATTAGTCATCATAGACTTTTGCTTACGGTCTAAATCCCAAATGTGAGTGATATAGTTCTCAATCTTCTCTTTTGAGCCCTCATTTACTTCGTCTGCGTGAGTTGCTTGGTATTCATCCCAATACTTCTCAAACTCTTTTGAGAGATTATCGGCCATATCAGTCAATTTGCGTTTTTGAATATCTGTGAGTTTATTATAAATCTCTTTCAAATCAGGTCTGTTAAGGTTTTCGGGTATTCCTGTCCTTTCACGCAAAAACGGCATAATTTCTCTTAATTTTGTGCCGTCATATCCCCACTCTTTGCCGATTTTATTAGATTGATTTATAAACTCATTCAGGGCTTTTGAGCTGTCATATTGTCTAATTCTTATCTGACTATCCCACTCCCTGATGCCGTCTTTTAAGGCGGTATTATATTCTTTTGCGGTTTTAAGATTTTTAGCCTTATCAACTTTAAGCTGTTTTTTAACCTTAGAAAGAGCTTGCCCCTCTGTTTCAAGTTTTATGCGTGGAGTTTCAAAAGCCGATTTCCCTGTTTTATCATAAGGCTGTTTGCCCCAATTTGTAACAGCAGGCTCAACATCTTTATAAACTTTTTTATCAAAAGTAGATTGTTTTTTGTTCGGCCTGATATTATCAAACGCATAACCGCCTGTTTTTAAAACAATAGGCATAACAAGGCCGACAACATCCCCATTCTGTTTTTTAGCTACAATAGCACTGAGGGTATTGTCGCTTTGATATAATTGATAATCGTCAAAATATTTTGCAAATTTTTCATCAACTGCGATTTTTTCGCCTTTTTCGTTTTCAAATATTCTAACTTTACCCTTAAACTGTCCTAATTCAGCAAGGCTGTTTGTATCTTTTAGCGGTTTTACATCTTTTGGAATAAGCTGAGATACTTTCATATTATATCCCTTTGTTGTATCGCCGCTTGTAATTGTTTTTATAAGTGCATCGTCTTTGATATTGACATATTCAGGTTTTATCGCAATATTGCCGTCTGAGATATATTCACCGTCAAAAACTTTCAAATCAAATTTACTGTCAAGAGCAGGATTTGATTTGTTTCTGTATTTTTCAGCCCCTACAATATTATCAGAAAGTTTTATACCTAATCTGTCAAAAAGTGTTCTTATTGCCAATGGGTTTTTATATACAGTAAAACGAGCATTTGTGCCCGGAATAAACAAATTGATAACTTCATCGCTTGTTCTTAATTTTTGGAAGTCTTCTTCATTATATTTCGGGTTTTTCTCTTTATCAAAAATATGCTCTGTTTTAACATCTTTATATAAATCGCCTGTGTACTCTTTTAACACAGTTTCAGCGATATATTCCCTTTGTGCTTTGCTTAATCCGTTTTTAGTCGCCATAGCACCAACATCATATTTATAACGGCTTGATTCTGCCTCAATTTTTGCAGGCTTAGGCTCAGCGGGTTTTACTCTGTAAAATCCGCCATTAACTGCATCGTGATATGTAGCATCTTTTATATTATCAACCTTTTCAAGAGTAGAAAAATCAATCTTTCCACCCTCTTTGGTCTTAATATTGTTTTTATCTGTAAACGGTATGAGCCTTTTTACATCCTCTATCGGATAGCCCTCTAAACTTGCAGGATTTTTATATGGTGTTTCTTCTGTCGGTTTAATAGGAGTTTCCTCAATAGGTTTAATGGGTGTTTCTTCCGCAATCGGTTTTACTTCCTGCGGAGCTTTCTCATAACCGTCTAATAAGCTGTCAGGAATTTCCTCAACAACAGGATTTTTAATTTTCCCCTCTTCTATGAGTTTTTGCCTGTAATTTTCAAGCCTTTGCCTTTGTTCAGCTTGTATGCGGTCTAATGTTTCCTGAGTTTTATACGGCTCGTATTTTCTATTGAACGCATCAACTCGGCTCTCTTTCACTGGTACACCATAGACATTATAGCCATCTTGAATTTCAGTAGGCTTAAATCTGCCTTGCAAATTCTGTTGTACTTCTAAAAGAGTATCTAAATCAAATCTGTTTATATTTTGATTGATAAAATCGTTTTGTGCTCTAAAACTATCCTCTAATTTATAAATCTGTCTTTTAACAGCTTTTAATTGGCTTTCATCAAGTTTTTGCCCGAAATATTCACCAGTTTGCTGTGTTTCAAGAAGATTAGCATAGCTTTGTAGGTCATTATTTATATTCCTGATTTGAGCATCAGAAATCGCCGCAGGCGACACTTTATCCCCTACGGTTTTATGAATTTCTCTTAATCTGTCAAATGATGTCGGACTATTCATAACATCATTGAAAGATTTAACTATTTGAGCTGATACACTTTTTACTGCATCAACTCCTGCCCCCGCAATTTTCGGAGTTACTTCGGCTACTTTTGGCACTCCTGCTTTTAGGCCTAATGCACCCGCACTGAAAGCACCACCCGCAACTAATCCGCCGCCAAGTGCCTCAGCTCTTTGCTCTAAATCCGCCGGAGTTGCAATAAAACCATAAGCCCCGCCAACTCCTGCACCTTTTCCAATGTCTTTTGCGACATTTAAGGCTTTTTGAGCTTTTGTGAGCTTTGCCGTATTTTGTGCAACTGCCGCACCTTTTCCCAAGCCTGCGGCTCTTCCTACTGGTATCATTGCAGGAATAAACTCGCCGATTTGACTTGCGAGCGGTACTGCTGACAAATCTTGTCGGGTTTGTTGCCGCCAATTATAATAATCGTTAAGTTTATCAGGGCTTAATACTCTATCTGCTACGAAATCAACCGCTTGCGGTAGAGTATTAAGCTGAAATTTTCTCTCAAAAGGTCTGCCGTTATAAGATGCCGCTATTGATTCAGGTAAATCAACCAAGCCCTGCCCTATATCATATACACCCTTAGCCGCACCTTGCAGAACGGCCGCAGGAAGTTTTTTAAGATTGTTAGGGTCATTCTTGATATTTTCGCCTGTTGTAGCGGTATTTTCAACGACACTGCCAACAAATTGAGGTATGCCCTGAATTAAACCTTTGCCAACTCCTGCCAAATCACGAGCAATATTGCTCAATCCTTGCCCTACGGTTACACCGTTATTCTGTGGCTGTTGTTCAATTTCAGGCTCTTTGTAGCCGTCTAAAAGACTGCCATTGTTCCCTTTGCCTTGTGGCTGTTTTTCATTATATCCGTCTAATAAACTATTCATTTCCTAAGTATTCCAATAATTTCAAGATGTCATTCTCTGATTTTAATGCTTTGTTTGGGTCTTCCCCATAAGTTTCAATAAACTTATTTTGAGCATATTTAATTTTGTTTTCATCGCCGCTTTGCAGAATTGCATTATATTCTGCCAAATGTTTACCATACATCGGATTTTTACTCCCGCTATTTTTACCGCCCTCTACATATCCGTTTTTGCCTGCTTTATTGGCAATTTGCTGATATATATTTGCTCTTTTTTCATTTGTTGCCGCATTTCGTTTTGCAACATCTAACATACCTTGCTTAATTCCAAGCGAGCCGCTTTTATACATTGCATCGGTATCAGCTTTATCCTGAGCAATTTGAGCCATCATATTACGGTAATCGGCCATATTTTCCTTATAAACACCATCAGAAATTGTCCTATATTCGCTATCGCCTATATAACCTTTTATTTTTTCAAGGTCTTCATCAGAATAGCCAAGCTGTTTTAATTTTTGCCTATATAAGTTATTTCTTAATTGTGCTTGCTGAGCCATACCGCCCGCTTTAATACCATAGCCGAGCATATCCGCAGGATTTCCGCCAGTTGCACCGACAAGCCCACCAACAAGAAGAGATTTTGTAATAGGTTTATCAATAATTCTTGATAATGTTCCTACACCCTCACCAATTCTGCCTAATAATGTTTTATCCCTGCCGACTGTTTCTGTAACAGGATTAAGTGCATCGGGATTTTGTGCAATCCAATTTGCAATATCTTTATTCCCGCTATTTTTACCCTCAGCGACTGCATTTATAACATTCTCGTCAATTCCTTGTCCTCTTAATTGATTTTGGTAATTAACAAGTTGCTCACTCGGTCTTGTAACAGTTTCAGAAAATTGCTGATTAAACAAGTTTGCAGGCTGAAAACCGTTTGTTAAATTTTCTCTGTACCCTCTTTGAAAATCTGACCATGCATTGAGTAAATTTGTTTTCAAGTCTGATTTTTGATTTACTCCGCCTTGTAATATTTGATTATCTTGTGCAGGCTGTTCAGCGACTTGGCCAAGTGGATTGTTTCTTCCTGCCCCATTGTTATACTGATTTATCCAGTCTGCAATTTCCGGCACTCCGTTATTAAGCCCCTGTCCGATACCATCTGCAACTTTATCAGCTCCGATTTTTTTAATTAAATCTACACTCTGAGGGGAAAATCCCGCATTGCCCGCATCGTTTCTTACCAAATCTTGAAAAGCAGAAACAGCATTAAGAGCATCCAAATTTGCTTGCTGTCTTTGCACATCAGGAGTAATAATAGGATTGCTGTTTTTCAGATTTTTCAAAAATTCTAACATTATTCCACCTCTGCATTTATTTCATTTATCTTGTCTTGTACTTTTGCAGGCAATTTAGAATAATCAACTCCCATAAATCCAGTGTTTTGAAGATTATCCACAACTGCATCAGGGTTAATCTCTTTAACTTCCTGAGCAATTACACCCACTCTTGTGCCTTGCGGCAATTCGTAACCGTCTTTATAGTTAAATTTATAAATATTGTAGCCATCGACTGTATCAACTTTCTCAATATTTTCTTTAATATTTTTATCAGACAACAATGCCGCACTGCCGATACTGCCTGCCGCACCGATAGCCTGACCGCCCAAGCCCGCAATGTTATTCCACATTGCATTGTTGTTTGCACTTTCGGCCTGATAAGCCCCAAGCTGATAATTGCTAACCTGATTTGATTGTTTTTGAGCTGTTGAAACAGCCTGATTGCTCAAATTAGCACCCAACAAGTAAATATTCATCAACTGGTTAATCAAGTTTGATGTATCTCTCGTATTGTCGGCAATAAGTTGATTATTAAATTGAGAAATCGTGTCATTTTGGTCTTTTGCAAAATTATTATACATATTTGTTGCCGCAGAAGACCTCACCATATTTCTGTTAGCAAGCGGATTTATCAAATTGTTTTCAAAAGCCTTATTGCTTGCCTCTGAGAAAGACTGATTAAACAAATCTGATTTTGCTTTGGTAACAGGATTATCAAGGCTCGGATTTAATAATTGATGATATAATCCGGGCAAACTACCCTCTACCCAAGCATTTGTATTTGTTAAGAAATCATTAAGTTTAACCGTAGTGCCATTTTTTGTTGATGTGGCCGTAGCATACGGACTTGTTGATGTTGTTGTCTGAAATTTAGGTGCTTTTTTACTTCCGCCCATTATTTATTACCTCTCATATTTATATAAGTTTTTACCAATTTTCTTAAATCCGCATCGCAAAAGGCATAAAATAGCTGTCTTTCGGATGCTTTTTGCATAAATATCACAGTTATAAAATGTTAGAGATTTTTTGAAACAATCTAAATTGATTGCGTGAGTATGTCGGCCTGCAAAGGCATTTACATAAATTTTGCCGTCAATCAGATAAAAATATATACAGCCTATGAATTTACCGTCTTCATAAAAGCTATAAAAATGTGTATCTTGTAAAACCTCGTTAAAATCATCCTCACTCCCTATCTGTCTTTTACATTTATCATAAAGAGCCTTGCACTCTTCATAATTAAAATTGGGATGATTCTGACAATAAATTTCCATTTACACCTGCTTAATTTTCACTTTGCTAAATTCTATATTCTTAATTGCAAAATTTTGGCTTGCATTTTCCGTATATATCTGAATTTCAAGTATCTTAAAATTAGATGTCGGGAATTTGCCGACCGCATTTGTTGCTTTACTCGCCCAATAATTAACTCCCCAATAACCAACTCCATAGATCAAGAAGTTTTTATATTTTGCTTTGATATACTTGACTTTTGGCTTTTTGAAGTTGTTAAAATTCTTTATGTACTTAACATAAAAATTATTGATATACGGCAAGTCTAAAAAAGTTCTCGGCGGAAACATCAATACTTTTAATGTGTTCATTGCTCCAAAATTGAACGGTGAGCAATAATAATAATGCTGTATATATTCGCCGTCAAAAGTGTTTGAATTGTACTCGTTTAAGATTTTACCGCTATTTGAGCCTGAGTATAATGTACCCTCATAAACGATTGCACAGTTTATTTTCTGAGATTTTCTTTTAATCCATTCTCTTTTAAGATAATCATAGATTAAGATTATGGAGTAATTCTCATCAGTTGTCGGTAAAATCCACCAAATCTCATTGCGGTCTGATAAAACCACCGACAAGGCATAAACTTCATTTAATCGGTTAGAATCTACATTTAATAATTCGTTTTGGATTTCTTCTGCAATGTTCTTTCCAAGTGTCTTATCTCCCAAGACAATTTGAGAAAAAGAAAATATGCCCTTTTTAGTATCGTCATAAAAATAAAGCTCCGTACCGTGAAAGACTATTGCGTGAGTTCCTGCACATCCGCCCGGACTTTCTTCGCCCTGAGAATAAGGATATGTGCCTTGTAACTGGATTGAGCTATCCTTGAAGAATATCGCCAATGTACCCAAATATAAATGAATTGTAGTAATTGCCTTTGTGTATTCTATAAAGCCTGCTGATGTTGCAACTGTCGCATCAGAAGTAGCCCAATCATAAATGTTATTTTGCACGCAATATCTTAAAATATTACCCTCAAACAGCCATAATCTGCCATCATATTGCACTAAACCGAGCCCCTTAACAGCTCTGCCATCAGGGTCAGTAGCATCAATCATTTTTACTTCGTCAAGCTCACCATGCTCATCTTCCGCCCCAATTTCAATGGTTAGTAATTCTTTGCCTGTTGTAAAGACAAATAAATCAGACCACCCCTGAGCAAAATCAACCGCATTTGATACACCTGAAAGCTGTAAATTAGCGATTTTCAGATTTAAGGTATTTGATACTAAGTCATATTGATAAATCTTGCCTTGTGTGCTGTCTTCTGTATGCACAAAGAAGTATGTAACTCCGCCTTGTATGCTCTGATAAATATTTATAATTCTTTCATTGCCTGCAAGTGCATCATTTATTGCAATATTGCCTTTGGCTGTTCTAATTCCTACACCGCCATTTGTACCAGTATAATAAAGCTCGACATTTTGAATATCCTGAGCGGTTATAACATCTTTGCTAAAAATTGCGTTTTTAGTTCTGATTCCGCCAAATTTATTACATATAAGTTGTGTTATCGTGCTCATTCTGTTACCTTTTCTGCTCTTTTCGGACAGTAAACAAGCAAATCGCCCAAATATATTTTTATGGCCGTTTCGCCGTTCAAATAAATGGAGTTAGCTGATGTAATAACCAAATCACCTATACATAAGGCACTTTGTATAAAATCAGTTGTCATTTAACCCCCATAATCCGTTACCGTATAAACTTGTACCCCAAACAAGAAAGCGGGTAGTAATAATATAAAGTGTATTCGGGTCTTTTGTTTCCAGTGCATTATACTCAGCCTGCGTAATCTTTTGGACTGTCAAACCTGACGAGCCGCCCCCGCCGCCGAGATTATCAATTATTTCATTTATTTTGTCCTGCACATCTGTTTTAGATGGCGGGCTTGTTATCTTTGCTACTGTCATAATTAACCTATAATTACTGCTTTATATGTATTTGCCGCAATATTGCTTGTACTGTTCAATTTAATTGTAATTGTGCTTGCTGTTATCGTTTCCGCAACTTCAACGACTTCGCCTGTTGATGCTTTTCTGACTTGCACCAATACATCAGCAGAGCCGATAGAATTTGTAATTGTCCAAGTGCATACACCGCTTGATGCTGTCAATGCTCCATTTTGAGCGGTCATTTTCTTACAAGGAGTGTAGCCAAGAGCTGTTGTAACATCACTCGATGATATACTTTGTAAAGCTGTTGCCCCAAGTTCTGCACCCTCTCTTATCTCATCTAAATCAGAGATTGCGTTTTGTTTGTTATTCCAAGTGTTTTTTTCTGTCTGCGTAACAACTTTATTTGTCGTGCCGTTTGCAATTAAATCAGCACTCAATTTATTTGATGATGTGATTTCTGATTGCAAGCCGGAAATTAACGCACCTACTGGAATATCAATAGTATTGCCGTTCACAAGTGTTAAAATGATTTTTTTGTTTGTACTGTCATAACTACCATTTACAACAACACTCTCAACAGGAAAATCAACAGTTTTTGTAGCAAGTGTAGTGCCGTCTTGGTCTTTCAGTGCAATCGTCAATTTATAATCAGTTGTATTTAATGTAACATCAATAGTTGCACCATATTTTGTAGAATCTGCTAATGCTCCGACATCTTCTGCATTAAGTGATATATTGCCGCTTAATGCCTTGCCGTTTACTGTTCTTGAAGTCGGAACAGCTCCGACATCGCTTGCTGATAAAGATATATTGCCTGTTAGAGCCTTATTGTTTATTTTTGTTGAAGTTGGCACATAACTGTCTAAGTCTGATTTTTGTGCAACAACTGATGTATCAATGGCAATTTCTGAGCCTGAAATTGATATACCAGTGCCCTGTGTATATTCTTTGCCAAATTCTTTTGCGGTTGTGCCGTTATAATACATCGGCTTGTTAGTCGCTGTATCAAACCAAAAACGACCTTTTTTGAGGTATGTTTCAGGTGTTGCCGATAAATTTTGTAATATTGCATTTAATAATTCGTTGCCAATTAAATCAATGTCATAATTAAACGGTTTAGATGTCATAGGTAGCTCCTTTTTAATTCAAATATGCTTTTCCTTTCACTTCGCTGTTGAAGTGTATCTCTATATTATTTTCATCAATATATTTTTCTGCCCCCTCTATTACGGTGTCTGCTGTATCAACCACCATAATTGACGGCTTTTTATTCAAATTATGATTTATATACCAAACTGTTGCCGCCTCTGCCTGCTCGTGAATATAAGTAGTTTTAAGCCCATCTATCAGCTCATCATACTTATTTTGCATACTTACAAGGCTTGAATTTGCGTAATTTTCAATGTTTGTTATACTTTCTTGCTCTTTTTCTTGAATATCAGCAAGAGCATTATTAACGGTTTCTTCTGCGGCATTTGCGTATTGCTCAGCAACTCCCGCCCAATACTCAGCCTGATTATTTGAAGATTCAACGGCATTATTGCGGTTTTTTGTGTTAGTGTTTACTCTTATCGCACTGTTAGCGGATTTAGCTTGAACATTAAACACATTATTTTGACTATCCGCTTGTACCATTTAAGCCCTCAACTTTCTTAGGATAAACCGTTATGATATTGTTTTCGCCAATTTCTTTATTGCCTATAATTAGTGTGTCTTCTCTGCCTGCCGTTGTGCAAAGTTTCACACCAAATATATATTCTGCACTGTCTTCATTCTTTTTGACCGTTAATAAATCAGTCAAAGAGCTTGGAAGATTTATTGTAACAGTGCTATATAAATTTGCAGGCACTTGAATTTCAGAGCCTATCGGGTTTCTGTTCAAATCCTGAATTGCAAAACAGACGGTATAATATTGGTCTGTCGGCAATCCTGAAAGTACATATTGCCCTGAATCACCCTGAATAAGTGTTATGTCGCCAGTTTCTTCATCTACATTAAACATTTTTACCACCCGATTACTTTATCTGTTTCAATACCTCTGCAATAATCTAACAGCACCTTATAAGCCGCATCATATTGCTTTTTGTATGATGAGAAGTTCTCATCTTGCTCGGATGCAATCAAATAAGTCATTGCCAACGGCATCAGAGCTTTTAAGAATAAATCTTGATAATCTTCCTCAATATCAATATAATCATCCTCAGCCTCTAAATTTGCCTTGCTATTGCCATCATCATCGCATGCTGTATTAAAAGACAGATAACCGATATTCACTTCATAGCTTGCATCAGGTGTCGGATAAATTAAAATCTTTCTACCTTTTTTATAAAAAGCCTCAGGCTCGCCCTCTTTGTCTTCGTATGTTTCAATATCAGGGTCATAACTCAAATAATTTTTATTGCAGATTACATCAAAAGTTTTACTACCTTTTACAGATTTTTTGATAATATTACCCGCAGGGGCATTATATTCAGTAATGCCCTTACGGATTTTCAATTTCATAGTTTTATAACGAAAAGGGAATTTATAAGAGTTCCAAAGGGCTGAAAGAGCCTTTTGTATAGAAGTAGTAACAGATTTTTCAAATTCATCCTCTGCCTCGACTTCGCCATCAAACATAGACCAAGCCTGCCCTGTTACCTCGTTATATACTTTTATAAAGGTTAAATCGCTTTCAGCCATTTATAATTACTCCTCTGATTCTTCTTCTGTTTCTTCGTTTTCGTCAGAGCCGTCAGTTTCGCCGTCTTCGGTTTTTTCTTCGTCTTCTTCCTGCTCTTCTTCGTCTTCGCCGTCTTCTTGTTCAGCCTTTGGCTCTTCTAACAGAGCAATTAAATCAGCTTTTTTAGCGGATTTAGCATACTCAATTCCGTTTTCATCGCAAAGTGCTTTAAGTTCCGGCACTGTTAAATCATTTAATGTCTTTTCCTGCTCTTCTTCGTCTTCCAAGACTTTTTGAGCAACGGTAGATTTAGGGGCTTGTGCCTCTTTTTTGAAAGCTCCGTCTAATATTTCATAATTAAATGGGCTTTCTTCGTAAATTCTTTTGCATTCTTCAACTGGCAAATCAAAAACATTGCCAGTCGGTAGATATTTAATTTTCATAAGCTGTAACCTTTCATTTTAATAGCAAGAGGGGCATTTCTGCCCCGCTTACAAGTGTGTCAAGTCGTAACATAAAGGAGAAAATATGCCAAACAACAAAGAAATCTTATGCTATTGGTTTAAGACCAACTCTTTTTGCTATTGCAAAGATGTTGCCAGTAAATCCGCTTGCAAAATCTATGCAGATAGAGCCGTCAGCATTTTCAAATCTTGATGGGTCTTGAATTTGAATAGCTGTAATAGCTGATTTTTCAAGTGTAACAGACAAATCACCTAACATAGAATTAGGATAAGCATTACCCGCTTTAATTGTTGCTGAGCTGTCAGCCGCAGCACTTGATACGGTAGTTGTGTTTTCAATCATAATAAACAAAGTATTGTCTTTGTTTTCAAATGCTTTTGAAATTTCAATACCATTTGCTTGTGTTACCGCTTGTTTAGTGCATTTTACAGTTGCCACTGATTCTGAATTGTCATAAACTGGTTTCAAAACCGTAATTTTATCTCTTGCCATAGTTATTTACCTTTCATTTTTAAGTGTACTAACATTTTTATTCAAAAAGCGGGGAATTATCCCCGCCTTAATTAGCTGATTGAAGTATCAATCGTAACTTTTGCACAACCGAATAAATCAGCTCTTGGAGCTCCTGCACCCATATAGCCCCAACCTTTATAGCAAGTGTTGAAAGACTTATCAGGAACATAAGAAGTCAAGCTCAAATCTTTGCTTGCCCCGCCTGCCAATGTTTTACCTTTTACCCCAAACAAAGGATAATAAGTTGTTGTGCCTGATGCTGTTGTTGATGCAACATTGTTAGAAACAACAATATCCCATCCTGCTAAGCGACCAATAAAGCCGTTTGCAACTTTTTTCTGTCCGCTTTCAGTGTATTTAAGGTCGTCTAATTGACCTAATACAAATTCATATTCAGGCGGAATAACTGCAATCATTTTGCCGTCAATCCAAGCATTATGACCTTTTTTGTCGCCTCTTTGAAATTTTGTAGCCATCAAGCTAAAAATCTTTTTAGCATTTGATGCCGTGAGTGCGATTGCTGAGCCTGAATTATCAACTACATAGCCTGCTCTTGTGTAGAGTTTGCCATAAAGTTTATCCAATTTAGCCGCATATTGTTTTACAGCATCATCAGCATACTCTTTTGCTAATTTTACTTTTTGTTTAGCATCAGGAGTGTTCTCGATTTGCTTTTTAACAACTTCGTCAATTTCAAAGTGGACATAATGACCTACATCAAATCTCACTTTAACAACTGATGTCTGTGCTAATTCCGCATCGCCAATATCCCCGCCTGCATAGTCGTTTAATGTAACAACTCCGGGCATAATAATATCAACTTCATCACCTTTGTTTACACCAGTTTTTAATTCTGTGTGTGCTAACTGACCGATAACCAAGTTGTCATAGAAATATTTGTTAAAAACTTGGCTAAAAGTTTCAATCATTAAATTTTCTACTGCCATAATTTTACCTCTTTCCTTTTATAATCTGTTTTTGTAATACCTTTTATATAAGCTCGCTTATTGCTTTTGAAAGCTCAGCACCGCTCAATTTATCCAAATCTACTTGATTTGTTTTTTGTTTTGGGTTTGTCTTAGGGTTAAGATTTTGCAAGTCATTTGTTGCATCTTCGTTCTCTTTTTTAGCCTTTTGTTCTGCCTCATATTCGGCAATCCAAGACTTTTTAAGAGCATCTATCGCAGGAAAGAATTTTTCAGGGTCTAAGTCTGTACCGATATACTGAAAAGCAAGCCCATAGAAGTTTGTAAACTCCTTATTTTTGAAGTAATCGCCGTAGGTAGTAACAACATTGTTGATATGTTCTTCTGCCTCTTTTGCGTTTCTTGCTCTCTCTTGCTGTTGATTGTATAATGCGAGCTGTTGCTTAAATCCTGCAACTTTTTGACCGACCTGAAAATGAACATCTGCGGGAAATTCCGCACTGATGGTCTGTGCAAGCTCCTGTGTAGGATTTTGAGAATATTTAAGTAAAACATCCCTCATCCCTTGCGGGTCTTCACAAAGAGCAATAAACTCATTGTAGCAATTAGCTGTAAACTGAGCCATTTGCGTGTCAGCTTGTAATTGTCTTTGTCTTTCCTGCATAGCATTAAAATCATTAAAGCCATATTGCTTTGCTAATTCGTCTTGCTGTTTTTGGAGTGTTTCGGCTAAATTAGCCTTTTCTTGCAATTCCTGTTGCTTTTTCTCTAAATCAGAATTTTTCTGACTTAATTGTGTGAAGTTCGTATCGCTGTCTTTGATGTATTTTGATAAGGCTTTCAAGTTTAATTGTCCGTCTTTGGTCTTAAACTTTTCAGGGATTTCAACTTCGCTGTTGTCGTCTTCTTCCTCATCGCCATCATTGCCTGCATCGTCTTCATCGCCCTGTTTGTTCGGGTCTTCTTCGTTACCCTCACCATCATCGACTGTCAAATCGTCTTCTTGACCGAGCCCATCATCACCGCCATCAAGTATTGAGTTATCGTCATTATCTGACGGCTCATTGATGATTGTGTTGCCTGAGTTGTTCGGTGTTTCGTTCGGATTGATTGTAGTCTGCATACCCATAATTCTTTACTCCTTATTTTCTTTTGCTTTTTTGCTGTTAAATTCTTCGCTCCATTTGTCTGTGTTTGCTATGTTTCGCAACATTCCGACAATTATAAGCGGGTCTGTGTTTCCTGTTGATAGAGTAACAATTCTATCAAGCTGTAATTTTCGTATTTTCTGCCATTCGGCTGAATTTACGAGGTCATTTTTTTCTATTAAAATATCGTATTCGCTCATTGTGCTTGCCCTTGTGGTATTTGCTGTCCTTGCGGTGTTTGCCCTGCTTGTGTATCTGCATAACCTTTCATCATAATTTGCACATCAGGTCTTTGTAATAATACTTGCTGTATTTCCGGCGGGATTTGTTGCTGTTCCTGAATAAATCTCTCAGGGTTTTCAACTCCTTGCTGTTCCATATACCAAATAAATAATTCTTTGGCATCTATCGGCAAATATTGAGCAAACTCTCTTATTGCTTGTACCAGTTGCATAGCCATATCTTTTCTTTCAGCTATTGCACTGCGGTCAGAATAAGTATATTTGTAATCGCCCTGTCTTACAGTGTCGTCAATCTCGATAACTTCTTTTTTATTATCTTTGTTTATAAAGAGAGTTTCTATGCCTGCCTTAAATCCGGCACAAAGTTTAGCAACATTTTTAACATCAGGAATAATCAAGTATTGATAAATAATATCAAGCACCATTGAGAGCCTTGTTGATTGCCCTTGTGATTTTACATTGATTTCTGTTGCTGTTTTTGCTTTTTCTTCTGCACTGCCGAGCATATTCGGGAAGATGCCCGATACTTCACTCATCAAGTCAGACAAGAAAGAAACATCACTTAAAAAGATATTTGACTGGAATTGCATCGGAATTAAAGCTGATGGGTTTTCAGTCGCAGGATCATACTCAATAATTTTGCCCGGATAAAGTTCGATTTCATCCTCTTCAAAAAATCCCTCAGGAGCATAAAGCGGCGGATTTTCATTGAGTGATTGCATATCATAAGTTTTATTCATCAACTCTTCTTGTGTTTCTGCAAGTTTCAGAACAGAAACAAGCGGGCTGATGCCTCTTTTTGTATCAGGGTCAGACAATAATGTGCCATAAGTGAATGGGTTTATTGTCATATCGTTTTTATGAAATCTTACAAGATATTTGCCTGCGATAGACACTGCATGCCAGTTTTTAAGTATAGTGCCGTTAGGGAGTTTCAAATCGCCCCAATGCTCTAATACTTCAACGGTGTTGCCGTTTATCTCTTCATCAATCAATTTGTCGTCTTTTTGGTTTGATTGGTCGGAGCTTTCAGGGGTTTTCTTCACCATATTTTTGATGTCTTCCGCCTGAGCTTTTGTAATTGTGTAAAGTTTGTTATTGATAATATCATCGGGAGTTTTCCAAGTTTTATAAATCTTCGGGCAAGCATCCCAATCATCAACTTGTGTATTGTCAAATGCCAAATCAGCAGGATTAACCGCATAAATATACGGATTGTTATAAACTTCTCTTGTATCAATCCAGTATTTTTTACCTTTTGCGATTGCCTCTAAGACTGCGGGCAATTTTTCCAAGTCGTTTTGAAACAAATCTTTGAAATAGTTTATAGGTCTTCTTATCTCTTCTTCGGTCTTTTTCCAAGCCGTATATGAGATTAACTCGCCATAAAATAGCGAGTTATCAATAATGCTGTCTATAACTTTCTGATATTCCATTTTCTCAAAAATATCAACAAGCATAGCCTTTTGTTTATTTGATGCACTATCTGCCTCTTGATTTTCGCCAGAAACATCAAACATTGAATTGATATTTGAGTATGTATTTTTCCACACAAAAGCCTTTAAGGTCTGAAAATACATAAAGGTCTTGCACATTTTAACTTTTGCTTTCCATTTCTTTGTCTTATCGGTGTTTTTAGCAAAAGTTTTCTTGAAAAATACCTCATCAATGAGTTTTCGTGCGTTCTCTAAGTTTTCAGCCCTGCCATCGTTATAAGTCTTAAAATCTGTGCGGATTTGTTGAGCCAATCTATTTTGCTCTTCTTCGCTCAGTTTTACAACTTTATCAGGTTTTTTAACAATATACTCAAAACTCATTTACTTAACCCATTTAATCCTTTTCAAATAATCAACTTTCTTTTTAGCCTCTTTCTCAACTTCTTTCATTAAGTCGGGATTGTCTTTGACTTTTTCGGCTCTTTCCAAATCTTCAAGAGCTTGCCTGATTTCCCAAGCCTCAAAATTTTTCTTTTTCTTCATATAATTAACCTCGCCTATTGCGTGTACTTCGTTCATTGTGAAAATTCCTTATAAAGTTTTTCAAGTGCAATTCTGAATACTGTATTTTCAGAGCAATTAAACAAATTCTTTAAGAATTCTATCTTTTTCTTTTGCTCATCAGTAATACGCACCAATTTTTTATTTTCCATTTGATAGTATTACCCCCGAAAAAATGATATAAAATGCTATCATTTTGAATTAAATTTTATCCGTATCAACTCCCTTGATAATAAACACATCCGGCTCTTTCTCTGTAACTTCCTCAGCATCTATATTCAGGGCTAATCTTTGCCCTTTTTGTGCTTTCTCGATACAAGAAAATATCTTTTCAAGGTTAAACGGATTTACATTGCCTCTTCGCTTAAATTCTGCGGATTGGTCTTGATAAACTTGTAAAATATTTTTGACAACTTCTAAGCCGTCATTGTAAAGCTGTATATGCTCTTCATTTACAGCAACTCTGCGGGCAATTTCTTTATCTCGCAATTTTCGTTCTGTTTCGGTTTTGATTTCGTTTTGTTTTTCTTCTCTCAGCTCAATCCATTTTTCTTTTTTACAATGTGCTGAAAGATTACTTAAATTGATGCCGTATTTATCTGCAAGACCTCGCAAAGTAAAATTATTGAAGACATAATCATTTTTGATTTTGTTCCAATCAATCTTTTTTCCTTTTTTCTTTGCTGTCTTCATTCAATTCCTCTGCCTGTTCTTTCTTGCATCTTTCCAAGTATTGAACAAGGATAGAGTTTTCAATTTCTTTTTTAGTTTTTGTTTTCTTCCTTGTCCTTAATTGGTATCTAACATCTAATATCTCTTGCTTATCAAATAGGATAAAAGCCAAACCGCTCAGAAAAATAGACGGAGTTTGAAAAAATATAAATCTTAAAACCTCTTTGAGCATTTATCCTCTTTTATTAAAAAAATAGAGGGCTGTTTAGTTCCCTCTTACATCTGCATCTTTTACCGAAAGGCTTTTTATTGGTAAATCTTTCACTACTTCCTTTTTACCGTTGAGCCAAGATACAGCATTTTGTCTTACATACTGTTTCCCGCCCTTAGTAATAATTTTGTTTTCGCCATATCGGATGCTTTTAGGCATCGTCATTTTGCAAGCCTTTAATTTCATTTCCAAAGATGAATAATTTACAGAGCCCCGATTTATCTCGGCTAATCTCTCTGCCTCGCTCCCAACTTCAAACTGAGTAAATATTCTGTCGTCTTCTTTGCGTATCTCTCTGAGTTCCGCAACTGGTTTTTTACACACCGGACATTTACCCAATTTCAAACTTCTGTCATAAAAGCCTTTATTATCGTATAAATACCAAATATCAAACGGTCTAAATTCCTGTTTGCAGTGTTTCATAAGCCCTCAAAGTGTAAAGACACTAACTCCTGTAATTTACCGCTCATCAACTTCTTTTCGTCAATCCCTTGTCCGCATCCCTGCGGCTACACTACTTCGATTGTCTGAGCAAATTACCTTTTTATTATAACTTATTCGCTTTTTTATGTCATAATCTTTACATTTTATTTACATCTTATAACATTTGCTATTCATTTGTTAATCATTTGCTATTAAAAAGTCATACATTTAGACGATTTGTAAACAAATGTAAATATAAATTTTTTACAATAACGGCGGGGCTTTCCCTGATTTTAATTATTTTCTTTTGATTTTTTGCACTTGCATTATTTCAAATATCGTACATAATGAGAATGTAAACGGAACGACAACAAAACGAAACGAAAGGCGGTCAAAATGGGTAAATTATTAAACACTAACAGCAAAAGCGACTTAAAGAAATTCGCTCAGGCTCAGTATTTAGTTAATTTTTATCAGGTAATCAGCTTAAAAGACATCATTTTATTAGAGTTTTCCGGCTCAAAAATATTAGTTGATTATTTGCTCTTCAAAGTAAATGGAATAACTTATCAATACAGAGCAGGCAAGCTGAAAGTAGATACAACAGAGAATGATTTTCAGACAGTATAACAAAGAAAGGACAAAACAAAATGACAACAGCAACAAAAACATACTCAAATTTATTTGAATTACAAGAAGAAAGAAACAACTACTGGAACGAATTAAAAGAAAACGGCAAAATTGATTATTTTCTTTCAGAAAGCATCAACGAAAACAATGTTAAAAGTGTTTCAGATTTATGTTACTCGCATCAAGATGTTTTACTGGTTTATGTCAATGACATCATAGTTGAATGGTGCGAGGGTGGGGAAGACCCAAAAGAATGCTTTAAGGATGGCGAAAAATTTACAAGCCTCAGAGATTTTCAATATGAAGTATTAAACAAAGATTTATATTTTCATCATAAATACGGTAACAGAGGCGGATATAACAAATGTAAATACACTTTGAGAGGTTATGAGTTTACCATTGCAAATAAACCGAGTGAAATATTTGAGTACACCGGAAGAGTTGATATAGGCGATGGGGCAAGATATGTAAATATCACTGAAAATGTGCAGAGCTTTATAACTCAACAAACGGATTATAAAAAAGTAGTATTTTTATTTTAGAAAGGCGGTGAACGATGATAGAAGTATGGGCAGAGCGGGGCAGTGAAAAATGCCTCGCCAAGACATTCGAAACAGAGGCAACAGCAAAAATGTATATTGTATGTTTGCACTTATGGGCAGAAGAAAACGGACACAAAAACATAAAATTAGTAATGAAGAAAGGATAACAAAATGGAATACGCAAAATCAGAAATTATAGAGCTATTAAACAAAAACTTTGATGCAAAAGATGTGTATCAAATCCCATCAGATTATGACGATGAATACCACATCAAATTCAAGAACAACAGAGAAAAACATATTGAAGTTGTTAGCCTTAAAGAGGCAATTAGCAACGAGGCAGATTTTGGCGATGCACTTGAATTTTATAAAAATCTCGTTGAGGCTTTTGTAAACAATGAGGAAATTGTACAAATCGGAGCTTATACAAAGTTGGCAGAAAATCTATTTTGGCGAGAATTTTAACGAAAGGAGCAAAGACAATGATTATCAATAAAATTATTTTCAGTTATCAAGACCCTGACAATATGGAAACAATAAACACAATTACAAGCCTTGACCCATTCAAAGAAATAAATTGCTGTGATTATTCCGAGTTTGAACAATACCCGCAATTATTGGAATTTGTAACAGAAGAAGAATTACAAGCACTCAAAAACGGCGATGCAGATTATATCGCTTTTAGATTAGATTATTAAGGAGCAAGAATATGACAAAACTTATCAAAAAACCTATAAAAATGAAAATTAAGCATATTTGTATGATGAAAGACCAAGCCCACATTCATAGAGTAGTTGAAGAAATCAGGCAAATAGAAAAAGAAAATCAGTGCAGTTATATTGATATTTACGGCGATATTACAATGGCTGATGATGATTTAGAGCGAATTATTGAACATACAAAGGAGCAATAATATGAGATATAATTTTGTTTATTATTCAACCGATAGCAGTTTCGATTATGGCGACTTTCCGGGAGCTACTCATTATCAAACAGACTTGCATGGCTTTGAGATAGAAATTGATAAAGAAGACATCCCGCACTTAGACACCTTGCAGGGCTTTGGCGATTATGATGTGGAAGTTGAACAAAATAAAAGCTCATATCAACAGTTTTATAACTGGCTTATAAAATCTTTTGCAGAAATCCGCACCGAAGACGAAGAAGCAACACCGCTTGAAGTTTTTGAGGAATTGGCAGAGTTTGTAAAAGACCAAATTAAAAAAGCAGCTTGATTGTGGTATTATGAAAGCGAGGTAATAAAATGGCATCAGGCGGTAAAAGATTAAATTCAGGCAGAAAAAAAGGGCAAATATCTCCCAAGCCTAAACAAAAGAATAGGACAATAAGACTTGATGATGAGTTATATAAAAAATTCCTGTCAAAAGGTGGTGTAAAATGGCTCAGAAGTCTATTAGAAGTATAACAAATTTATGGCAAGTGTTTAACATTTGCCATATTTTTTTATGCGTTTGCCATAGCAAAAAATAGCAAATAAAAGAAAAAGAAAAATAAAAGAAAAGATAAAGTAAATATGAGATTATATAGAAAGATATACAACTATTGGAAAGATTTAATTAAATTCATTTTATTAAGATTAGAATTTAATTCAGAATAATAAAGTTGTGTTTTATTATTTTCATATACTCTTAACTCACTAAAACAGCTTTCTTTATCTTCTTGCATATTGCAATAATTTACTCTTTCATTAAATTGTCTTTTTCTTTCAGCCCAATATTTAGCGGGCTTGGTTTTGTAATTTTTTGAAGTATCAATATTTACAAATCTTTGCGGGCAAAATTCCGCCCAGTCTATTTGAAAATAATTTTGAGCAAGTGCCGGAGCTGTGCATAAGACGAGAATCAATAATAATTTTTTCATTTTTTTAATTTCCTTAATTTTTCTTCTTGTTTATCAGTCAAAGTCATTATAAAAATCTCATTCAATATCTTTTCATAATCACCGTTTCTTGTAGCTGATAGATATTGAATAGCTTTTAATTGCTTTTTTAGCTCTTTATTTTCCTGATATATAGGATTTATCAATCCGACTATTAAAGCGAGAATAACAAGCCCCGCCGGAATTGTAAAAATATTTTTCATCGTGCAATCCTTGAATACCATAATACCCGCCCGATAACTTCAAAATCAAAATCTATCACTTTTGAAAAGTCAATATAGTATGGATCATATTTTTGGTTATCAGAAACTATTTTTATTTTCATAGGTGGGATTTTCTGCAATCTTTTACAGAGTAATTGACCGTCTGAGCGGATAATATAAATTTGACCGTCAATTACATCTTTTTTTGATTTATCAACCATTAAAGCATCACCGTCTTTTATCTCAGGGAGCATGCTATCTCCGCTTGCAAATATTATGTCTGTTTCTGTCAAACTTGCTCCAAGAGATTTTAATAAAAACTCTGAAACAGGATATACAGCCGTTTGTCTTTCATCGTAAACATAAACACCATTGCCGCAGGATGCTGAAACATCCCCCCGAATTGGTAAATACTTAAAGCCGCCATTTTTTAATTCTTCCGGCGATTTGATAAACTCTTCTGTGCCGAATTGTTCAACCGTTTCAGATATACTCATACAAAAAGCATCTTCGAGTTGTTTCAATCTATGAGGCGGGAGCGGTTTATCAAGCATTGCGGTTATTCTCTGCCGAGAAACTCCGAACACTTCCCCTATTTTTTCTCTTGTTACCTTTTCCCGCTTTTCTGCTGAGATTTCGTCAATAATGTCTTTTAATTTCTTTTTGTTGTCAATTTCAGATATAGGCTCAGAAAACTTTACACCAAATAACCGCTCTAATTGTTCAAGCTCTGTATCTGTAAACTTACTATTTTTCTTTTTTCTTTGATTTAGTGCTCTTGGGTCAATTCCTATTGCTCTTGCAATATCCACCTGAGGCACACCCCGCCTGAGTTGCACTGTCATTTGTTCCATTACATCATCGTACTTCATTGTCTTTTCCTTTCGCTATTTATACTATTTATTAACTTTTGTAAAGATAAATTTTTACTTGATATGACAAGTATTTTAGATGATTTTATCATCTTTTTGTATGAAAATGTAATTTTACCACTTGATTAAATCAAGTTTATCGGTTATCATATTATTAACAAGTTAGATATAGTTTTAACGAAAACGCAACGAAAGGCAACGATATGACATCAGGATTAACAAATAAAAGATTTGCTTTATATGTTCCGCTCGATGAAGAGATGGAAATCAAAAAGCAGTACCTAATGCAAAAAGGCTTTAATGTTGCGGTAGTCGTTAGAAACTTTATCGCAGATGTTTATGAGAGAGAGAAACAAAAAGAAACTTCTTAATGTTCAATCCCTACAAACATTATAAGCGAAAGTAAACAAAATTCAACATCTGATAAGGCAATTATTTACAAAATATTAACAAATAAAGAAAGGCGGTAAACAAATGGCAATCATTAAAAACATTATTAGGGCAATTAAGAAAAGAATTGCAGACGAGCAAAGACGAAGATTTTACGAAGTTAGAGGCGAATGGATTAAATTCTTTGAAGAAAGAGAAAAACATCTTGGCAATGTAAATCTTCCGGCTTTTATGTTAGCTGACCAACAAATGAAAATCATTATGGCTAACAACGAGCTTAACTCTTATTACAGAAAAATTATGAATTACAGAAAACAGCAAGCGGTAGCTTAATTTATTGAAAGGCGGTAAACAATGGCAACACAAATGATTTATTCAAACAATGTAACAGAAAACAGGCACGAATATATTGGAGCATCTGATATAGGTGTCATTATGGGTGTAGGTCTTTTCAAAACTCCATTTGAATTATGGTGCGAAAAGACACAAAAAATAAACCCTGAGGAAAAATTCACCGAAGAGCAAAAAGAAAGAATGGAAATGGGCAACTTACTTGAAGATGTAATCGCCCAAAAATATGCTAAAAAGCATAATGTTTCAGTCCGTAGAGCTCCTAAGGTATATGTGCATCCCGATTATCCATTTTTAAGGGCACACGCAGACAGGATTATAACAGGCACAGAAAAAGGGCTTGAATGTAAAAATACATCTGAGCACAACGCAGACAAATGGAGCGGGGCTGATATTCCTGAGCAATACATTTTGCAATGCCAATGGCTTATGGGCTTATCAGGTCGTAGCGAGTGGGATATTGCAGTCTTAATCGGTGGCAATAAATACAAAGATAAACCACTCAAATTTGATAAAGATTTATTTGATTTGATGGTGCAGAAAGCTGTTGAATTTTGGGAAGAAAATGTATTGCGTGATGTTCCGCCTGCACTTACAGCAGACGACAACGAAACAATGAAAGACTTATACCCTGAAAATGACGGCAATTTACTTGATTTATCAGGCATTGAAGAAAGTCTATTGACATCTTTTGAGGATGCAGTCGCTCAAAGACAAGAATTAAAAATGCACCAAAAACAGATAGAGGCAGAATTAGCCGAAGTCGAGGCAAAAATTAAAGATGTTATCAAGGCAAATGATGGTGTAACAACACCAAAATACAAGGTAACTTGGAAAAACCAAAAAGGACAAATTAAATACGACAAAGAACAAATGATGGCTGACGGTGTATTTGATAAATATGCTACTCAGGGCATCAATAGAGTTTTAAGAGTAACAGCAAATAAAGATAGCGAGGTGGCATAATGGTAGCAAATCAAGTTATTGAAACACAGCCAGTCGCATTAAGTGTTGTTGAAACATCACCCGACTATGTAAAAAAACAAGTTGAAAAAATCAGATTGTTACAAAAAACTATTCAAGAGGTTTTAGTATCTGATGTAGATTATGGCAAAATTCCGGGATGCGGGGATAAACCGACATTATTCAAATCAGGTGCAGAAAAAGTCTGTATAACCTTTGGATTGCAAGACAGTTATGAGCTTGTAGTCTGCAAAGAAGAATTTGAGGGCAAGGGCTTTTTCTCTTATACAGTTAAATGTTTCTTATCTTCAAACGGCATCAGAATAACTGAGGGCTTAGGACATTGCAACTCAAAAGAAAGCAAATTTGCTTTTAAGTGGGTAACGGCTAAAAAACTCCCGCCGGAATTAGACCCTGAATTATTGCCAAGAAGAGAAAAATCAGGCGAATATGGCAAATATTTTGAGTACAGAGTTGAAGAAGATTGCAACTCAAAAGCTAACACAATTCTCAAAATGGCTAAGAAAAGGGCAAAAGTTGATGCAGTTTTAGCGGTTGCCAATTTGTCAGAATTATTCACACAGGATTTTGATGATTTATTAGACGACATCGAAACTCCGCAAGATAAGGTGCAAAACCTTAAAGAACAATTACAAAACAAAGAACAGGCTAAAAAGCAGGCTAAAAAAGAGCCTGAACAAACAGCCGAATATATTTGCTCAGAGTGCGGCAAAACTATTCAGGAAACTGTATTTGAATACAGTCAAAAGAAGTATAGTAAACCGCTATGCTACAACTGTCAGCAGAAATTAAGAGCAAAAAAAGCAAGTTGATTGTTTACCGCAATCAAGGCAGGGGGATTTATTCCCCTGCCCCTTTCAAAACAACATAAGGACAAAACAATGGGCGATTTAGCAGAATTTTATAGAGAAGAAAAAGAAAGATACAAAGAAAGGTGTATCAACCGTAATGAAAAATATGAGCCTCAACTCATAGCAATCGGGGCGGTTTGCAAATCCGATGGAGTGTATGAATTAGACGGATATTTTTTATACCCAACAAAAGGATTTGCAATGAGCAAGAAAAATCCTCGTAAAAGAGTAAATTTAGACAAGTTTATAAAACGACATTCGGGATAGACCGAACGCAAGCGACTGATGAGCGATAAAAGCAGTCTGCGGAATGGAACAAGTCTAACCATTGACAGCCGGAGAGTACGGCAACAATTAAAAAGGTGTAAAAGGTAAAGGAAAATGGAAAACAACGAAGTAAAACTCTTAGGAAGAGTAGGAAAGATTGACATTGAGTACAAAGAGAGCGGGTCAGTGATTACAACACTTAGTCTTGGTGTAAAAAACCGCAAAAAAGAATGGGATAACTTTTATATTACATTCTTCAACACCAAAAATAAAGACACCGCCGAATTACTCGCAGACCAAGTAAAAGAGGGTGATTATATCAGGATAAACGGCGAGCTAACTGTTGATAAATTCACCCCGAAAAACTCTGATAAAGCTGTTTATAAAACAAAAATTATCGGATGGGGCTATAAAAAAGTCCAATGGGATGAAGAGAAGAGGACATTTGTTGATGAGGAAGAAGAGCCCGAACAAGTGGAACAATGAGCCGCAATATTATCACTGGACACAATCTGCAATCCAGTGTTATATGCGGGGCTGTGTTTGCGATGGCTGTTTTTATCAAAATTTCTTTTCAGATAAAAACCACAGATGCCAAATGAAAAACGCAGTAATGAGCTTAATCCGCACAAACGGATTGCCAAAATTTCTGAAAGGTAAATCAATTATTGAGGAATGATGCAAAAGGTAAAAGAGAAGACAGTTGAATATTTCCCGCACGATTACCACGCAAGGGATGATTTGCAAGAAGTGTTACAAGTTTTAGGGCACGAGGGCAAAAGCATATATTGGGATTTAGTTGAAATGCTGTATGAAAACGGCGGATATTTAGAAATCTCAAAAATACCGACTTATGCCTTTACTCTTCATACAACTGCCGAAGTCATAGAAAAACTCATAAATGAAGATTTTGGATTATTCAGCAAAGACGATAAGAATTTTTGGAGTGAATCAGCCCTAAGACGATACGCAAAGCGGCTTGAAATTGCAAAACAGCGAAGTAATGCAGGCAAAATCGGAGCTAACAGGCGATGGAATGAAGAGCCAAAGCCGGAAGAAAAACCGAAAAGACAGCCGAGAGAAAAGCCGCCGAAAGCTGACAACAAACAATTTGACGGAATGAAGTATATAAAACTCACCGAAGAACAGCATGCAAAAATCGTCAAAAAATGGGGCGAATATAAAACCGCCAAAATGATTGAGATATTGGATATATGGTTTGACACAGGCACAAAGAAAGCCAAAGAGGCACGAAGTAACCAAAATCATTACGCATATTTCAGAGCAGACGGATGGCTCTCAGGAAGAGCAGACGAAGTAATCAAAAAGGAACAAGGAAACAAAAACAATGCAATCAGCACCGAATATGGCACATATTAAAGAAAATATAGAAAATACCATACCTGACAACGAGCAAAGAGTTTGCGAATATTGCGGGAAACCTTATATATTAAAAAAGTTTTCTGCAAATTCAAGAGGCATTTATTTTCCTGCTTGCGATTGCAACGACAAAAGACTTGCAGAACAAGAAGAGAAAAAAGCCCGCAAGGCAAGATATTTATTGCTTAAAAAACGATATATTGATGCAGGCATACCGCCTATTTTTAGAGGTAACAGACTTAATGATGTCTATATAAAAGGTCAATTAGTCCGCAAAGGTCTTAATTGCGAACACGCAGAAGAGGCAAGACATTATGCAACATATTTCAGACCTAAAAAACGCAATGGCTTTCATTTTGTCGGTACAGTAGGCAACGGCAAGACAACACTTGCAATAGCAATCGCAAAAGAGCTTATTAAAAAAGGTTATTCAGTGCGATTTATGACATTTGCTCAATGTATGAGAATTTTGCAAAGCACTTATTCAACAAAAAACCCGAAGACTTTTGATGAACAAATTGCAGATTTTCTGAAAATTGATTTATTGATTCTTGATGATTTTGGCAGGGATGGATATAAAGAGCAAAAATTAGCGGATGCTTTTGAGTTCTTAAATGCCCTTTATAACTATAACAGCAATGTAATTCTGACATCTAACCCTGAAATGATTGAAAAAATTAAATCAATCCCTGATTTTGGGGCAATGTTAGACCGCTTTCATAAAATGGCAAAGTATAAATTATTCAAAAATCCGAGTTACAGAAGAGGGGGAGTATAGATATGAGCCAAACAGAAAGAATTTTAGCACATCTTCAAATCTACGGCACAATTACAAATATGCAGGCACACGACAGCTACGGCATCAGGCACTTGCCCGCAGTAATAAGGGATATAAAAAAATATCATCCCGAAGTAGAGATAACAGATCACTGGGAAGACGGCAAGAATAGATACGATGAAAAATGTAGGTGGAAAGTGTATGAGCTCAAAACACCCGCCTAAACTAATGAATGAGGAAATTAAAAAATATCCGATTTTCATAATAAACACATCAGGCAAGCTGATAAAAACAAACAAAATAAAAAGCACAAATGATTACAGCCATCAGTGCAATTTACATCACTACATACCATACAGCGATTACGAACGCAACAAACAATGGTATATAGAGCGAGGAATAGAGCAGAAATTGATTTTAATGTCTATTCAACTCCACGAACAATTACATTTTCAGGCAATAAAAAACCTGACAGACGAAGAATTTAAGGCAAAATATAAGATTTCAAGATACGAGCTTATATTCAACAAGAGATACAGCAACTATAAGGAAGTAAAGGAAAATGAACGAATTAACGGAAAAGACAATGCGTGAGGCTTTTAAGGAAACAACGGCAGAAATTGAAGAAAGCCCGATTTTACAAAGTATGTTTTCAAAAGGTGTTGAGAATTTTTCAAAATGCAAGGATTTAGCAGACTTAAACCTTGCAAGCAAGCTCTATTATGCAATGGTGTTAGGCTATTCTTTTCAAACAATTTTGCAAAGAAATTTCTTAAACGAAGTCAAAAAGGATTGCATGCATCAAGTCCGGGATGGATACGAAATAATTGACGGCGATAAAACGCAAATTATTTTAGCACCAAAAGGCTCAGAGCTTTCAGATAAGGAAGTAATTGAGCTTGCAAGAGAGCATTTAGGAATTGGAATACCTGACACAGCAAAAGTCCGCAAACTTACCGAGATAGAAGTTGCAAGATACAAAAAAGATGTATTAAACGGAATAAACGAAAAGGGGAATTAGAAAATGGCAAAATTATTTTTTCAGATTGACAAAGACAAATTTCAAACGATTGTCAAAAATTGCTACAAAAACTCTGCAAAAACCAGTAAAAGTGTATTAGGCGGTTTACATATTGTTAAAGTAAAAGGCGAAAACAAATTAAAACTTGTAACAACAGACGGCAATAGATTATGTGTAATGACACTTGATGAGCTTGATATTTTGGAAGAAACAGGCAATTTGAAACCAGTAATAATAGACCTTGAAAAATTAGCAAAAATATCTTTCTTTAAGTTCAAAAAAGGCTTATTGCACTTATTACAGATAACCATTGACGATGAAAACGGTATGACAATTTCTGACCCAATGGCAGATATTACATACAAAGTCAAACTAATAAGCGGCCAATATCCGAAGTTTGAGCAACTTATTGACAAAAAATATTATCAAAGAAAAACAAGGCAGAGTGTATATGTAAATTGTGATTTACTTTGTCAAGTTCTACAATCAACCGCCCGCAATTTTAGAAGTCAAATTGTAGAGCTCAATTTTGATAAAAAAGACAACTTGGCAAAAATTTATATCTCAGGTAAAGACCCTGACGACAAATTCAGCACTACAACAATTTTAATGCCTATTCAAATCAGAGGCAATGAGGATTTTCATAATGGAAATTTCTAAGAAACAAATTGAAGAAATAAAAATTGTCGGTGCTGAGAGGCTTGACCCGATAACAGTCTATATAGACGAGCGAAAAGACGAAGAATACAAAGGCTGTTGTGAGGCTGATGTTAGATATAAAGGCAGAATTACAATACTTTGCTATGGCTTAGCTCTCAATTATTTTTGGGGAGCTATGGGCGAGCCAATGAAAGAATTTTTCTGCACTGCATCAACTGGCTATATTGCGGACAAATTTGAACAAAACGCACAAGAAACATTTAAGCCGCATGCTACAACTGGCTATTATGACGACTTAGGAAGACTTCAAGTTGAAGAAGTTGAGTGCAATATCGAAATGTCAGAACATCACCGCAAATATATATGCAGAATCATTGAGGCTGTAAAAACAGCTTTCAGGGAATTACTAAGGGAAGAGAAATGATAGATAGAGATTTAATCGGCAGGGAGCAAGTTTATTTAATAAATGACAGCTTTCAAAACCGTAAACAGTACAATATACCAAAGGCACAGCTTGTAATTGCTGATATACCTTATAATGTCGGTAATAATGCTTATGCAAGCAATCCGCAATGGTACGAGGGCGGCGATTTGGCAAACGGCGAAAGTAAACTTGCAAATGCTCAGTTTTTTGACACAGATAAAAACTTTAATCTTAATGAGTTCTTTCATTTTTGCTCTAAACTCTTGAAACCTGAGCCAAAAGAAACAAATAAAGCGGGATGTCTGATTATATTTTGTGCTTTTGAGCAACAATTTGAGCTTATAGAGCTTGCAAAGCAGTTCGGATTTAAGAATTATATCCCGCTCAGCTTTTACAAGAATTATAGCCCGCAAGTATTAAAAGCAAATATGCGTGTAGTTGGTAATACTGAGTATGCTTTATTATTCTATCGGGATAAATTGCCAAAGTTCAATAATAACGGCAAAATGATATTCAATTCAATGCCGATGGCAAGAGATACAACAACACCAAAAATACACCCGACGCAAAAATCAATATGGACACTCAGAGAGCTTATAGAGATATTTACAGATATAGGCGATGTAATTATTGACCCTTGTGCCGGAAGTGGCTCAACTCTTCTTGCGGCTCTGCAACTCAACCGCAGGGCATACGGATTTGAGATTAAAAAAGAATTTGTAAAAGGATTCAATGAAAAACTAAAAGTAAATGTGCAATACAGCTTGTTAGCTCAACCCGCTCAAAAAGAGCAGGAAGTTATACAAAGCTCAATTTTTGAGGGGGCAAAATGTTAGTATTTAGACTTAAAAAAGTGTGGTTTGACAAAATTAAATCAGGCGAGAAAACGCACGAATACCGCAAAATGACACCATATTGGAAAAAACGGATTTATAATGCGATTGAGCTTGCCAAAAAAGGCGGCTATGACCTTGAATGTCTATTAACCTCAGGCTATCCGGGCCCGAATGAAAAAGACAGAATTTTGAAAGCCTCAATTATTACGATTATTCAGAATATAGACGGCAAAACAACCGACCTGAAATGTGATGAGCCAGTATTTGATATAGAAATTAAGTTAAAGGAGCAGAAAAATGAAACTGTTTAGATTATTAGGATGCCCCGCTTATGATATGAGCGGACTTTGCAAAAAATACAATACTCCTTGCAAAACAAAAAGAGCGTGTAAACTTAAACAAGTTCTTTATTATTGTATGAAAAACGAAGAAGACATATTTAATCCGAGCGGCTATCAAAATATATGTATTGTAAATAAGTTAGGTGTAATGAAATAGGAGTGAAAAATGTCTAAATTAAAGGCTTATATTATTACAGATAAATGGTTTGGGAATTATACGGTTACATTTGCAGAAACAAGCGGACAAGCTAAGGCAAATGTCGTAAATTCTTGGGATTTTGATTGTGAATTTATCTATTTAAGAGCAAAACGCAAAAAAGATTGGGATAAATACGCAGATTCTAAAAAAATCCCTGTCGCAGAACTGTTAAAAAATTGTTGGTGGTTTGAATGTAAAGGATGCGGTAAACAGATTACAGAAGACGATATTTTGAGCGGCGATGCAATAATAATTGACGAGGAACGCAACGACTTTGTACAAGGCGGTGTGATATGCAAAGAATGTGCAGAAAGGGATGAGCTATGCTAACTTATGAGGTAACTATACCAAAAAAGGAAAGGGGAATAATGATAGACCCTGAAAATCTTATCATTATAAACGATTGCGATAGACCCTGCATGCATTTAATTTGTAGAGTAATGCCGAATGGTAAAATTTTCTACGCAAATAAAATACTCCGCAGACAATATCCTAAACTTAAAAAGGGCACAGGATGGGCAAGCATAAAAGATTACGGATTTGTCTATAACTGGATGAAGAAAAGATATGAGCTTAGGAATGGCAGTATTGTCAGATACCACGATGGCAAAATCCGTCAATGGCAAGGTGCAAAAGAATTTACTTATAAAGATATTATAAATTCATCAAAGTGGGGGGATTAACCAATGGCTAAATGGGTATTAGACACATATCAGGGCAAAAAGACTTGGTATTCCGCCGATGTAATAGAAAAAATATATAAAATAGCAAAATGGGCAAGCAATTATTATAACAATAAAAATGATGATGTTCTTCAATGTGCAGAAAAACACCAAAGAATTGTGGACATTATAGAAAGCGAGGATAAATGAGCTATACAACAGAAGTAACAGAAGAATTATTTTTGGTTACAAATCATTATGGCAAAGGCGATGAATTGCATATCGTTATGAGTAAAAAAGAAGTACAAGAGCGATTAAAAAGCGATTATGCCTATATTATATCAGATATACAAAAATTAGAAGTTAAGCCAGTTGAAAAAGTATCTAAAAAATATTTTCTTCCTAAAAATTGGGAAAAAATAAATCCAAGAACAACAGCATATCAAATATGGAAAAAAATAGCAGAAAGCGAGGACAAATGACTTTTGAAGAATATATAAATGAATGTAAAAAAACTTATGCTTGGCAAGGTTTACCCGATATAGAAGTTTGTATGCTCTGTATGGGATTGGCAGGTGAAACAGGGGAAATAATTGACTATCTGAAAAAGGTAGGTTTTCAAGGACATTTATTAGACAAAGCAAAACTTCAAACAGAAATGGGGGATTTAATGTGGTATTTTGCGATGTTGTGCGACTATTTTAATATTAAATTTGACGACATACTAAATACAAATATAAACAAATTAAGAAAAAGATACCCTAATGGATTTGAAACTAATAGAAGTATAAACAGAGGGGATAAAAATGATTAAGATAATTCTATTTATAGCTCTATTATACATAATCAGACTGTATTTTTACTTCAAAAAAGAGGAAAAATGCGAAAAATTAAAGGTTATAGATTTATATCCCGGAAAGGTCATTGAATACGACCCAAAAGCCGATGAACACCCTATTTTTGTAAAGGATTTAGGCTTTTGGGATGAAAGCGGCAATTACAAAGAAGACATACAACCTATAACAAAAGAGGATTTATTATAATGAAATTTGACAGTGCAGAAATTGAAAATTTAATCAACACAAAAATAGAGCATGCAGGCAAAAAATACGGTAAGGATGCAAAAGCTCTTATTGTAGAAATTCTGAGCTTAGAAAAAATGCTCAACACAAAAGAAGAGGGCAGACTGATTCCGCTTTCCTTATGGGCTAAATATTATGATTATCCGACTGTTGCCGGAATGAGAATGAAAGTATTTAATGCAGAACGCAACGGATTTAATGATTATGGAGTAGTGCAGAGGGATGGCAAGCGGGTATTTATAGACGAGCAAGCATATAAAAGATGGCAGAGAAGAAATCAAGCCAGTTAGATATTAAGCATCATATCACTAACTTTATTTACAAGATTAGCGGTATGTGTTTTTGATAAGTGAGCATATCTTCTTGCCATACTTTGAGAAGTCCACCCGAAAAGCTCCATAAGTTCAATTATTGTCGCCCCACTCATCAGAAAATAACTTGCGGCCGTATGCCGTAAATCGTGAAATCTGAAATCCTTTATTTGCAAGTCTTTTATGAGCTGTTCAAAAGCTCCTTTCATATATATAAGTTTAGTTTTTTTATCGTTTAAGAACAGATAACCATGCTCTATATGATAAACTTTTATATAAGTTTTAATTTTTATCAGGAGCTTTTTAGATACTGGAACACCTCTATTTGTATTGTTTTTAGTATTCAGATAATATACTCTCTGATTCTTAAAATCAATATTTTCAACTTGTAACTCTCTAATTTCAGAATATCGGCCGCCTGTCGTGAGGGCGATTAAAACAAATATATATAGCCTATATGATTTTTTTCTTGCTCCGGCTTTCAGGATTTTTATTTCTTCCTCAGAAAGAAAGCGAGTGCGTAAATCAGGCAATTTTCTTTTTTCTACATCGTGCATCGGATTCATCGCCCAAAGTTTATATTCTTTTATTCCAAAAGTAATAACAGCAGACAAAGCCATTAAGTATTTATTTATTGTGCTATTGCCTCTATGCTTTCCTGCGGGCTTTATACAGTCTTCTGATATTAAAAGCCTTTTACAATCGGCCAAAATTGAGGATGTCAGCTCAGAACATTTAAGATGGCCTATTTTATCCCGCCACCAATCATACATAACTGAGTATTTTTCAGGGTATGAGTAACGGTCTTGTGCCTCATTTTCTTCAAAATAAGTTATCAAATCGGCCATAGTTTTAATTGTAGCCCCGCCCGCAATAATTGGATTTTCTGCGTGCTCAATATAAGTGCCGTTTTGCATAGCTGTTTCAACAGTATTAGCCCAAAGTTTTGCATCAGTTTTCTTCTTGAAATATTTACATTTTGTGCTATAACCTTTTATACGCACAACAGCTTTATATTTTGTTTCTTTTTTGCCTTTGACTTCAACGATAACAGACAT